ACGTGATGCTGTTGGTGCACCTGATATAACTGTTGCTCTTGTTGTCGTTGCATTTGATAATGAAGAGTCCCATTCAAAACATGCACTGTTGTGTATTAAACAAATAGCCTTGTCTCCAAAATTATCTATAGACCACATACCAGGTTCAATGACTAAATCTCCTGATGCTGCTTCACCCCATGCAACATAATCAGTTGAATTAGTAACTGTTGCACCGTCAGAGTGTGCTGATCTAGTAGAGTTTCTTACAGCCCTTGTAATACCTGTTAACGTATTTCCTGTAACACCTGTATATGAAATTTCTTCATTACCTACTTGAATAAAGTTTGTACCTGAACTTGGAAACTGTGAAGCATCAGTCAATACAATAGATGTTCCTGATCCACCTGTTCCAGCGGTATCATCTAATAACGCACCATTTAAAGTTGTTGTTACTGCTCCTGCTTCTTCTCCACCCCAAGAACCTAACCCATAACCAAAACCTTTTGCCTGTACTGCAGGTCCAACGTGGTAGTAATGTTGAACTCTAATGCCGCCAGATGTTGTTGCACCACTACCTGTTTCATTAGAAGGCATTGTAATAGTTAAAGTTGTAGTTGATGGCACACTTGTTACCATAAATTTTTTATCATCAAAGTCAGATGCACTAAAGTTTGAATTAGTTATAGCTGTAAAATTATCTAAAAGAATAATGTCATTCTCTTGAATATTGTGTGCTGAAGGGTAAGTTATGGTAACAATAGGTGATCCATTAGTTGTGCTAAAAGCATTTGTAAGTGTAGTTGTTGATTTGATAGGATGTATATCATAAAATACACCGCCTGAATAAGCGTATAAAATAGAGTTAGTGCCTATAATAGCATACTTTCTACCTAGACTATTTACAAAATGGTGAAGACCTCTTGAGGCTCCTGTTAAACTATCTGTACCTAATTGCTTCCAACCACCTATTTTTTCAGGTGTTCCATATCTAAATCTAACATTATCACAGTCTATCCACTGACCTTCAGCTGTAGTTTCTGAAATTTGTTTATTTATACCTGGTTGGAAACCTATCTTTTGTAGCATATTAAATCCTTATATATCTAATTTATCTTATATATTAAATAAATAAAGAAGGAAAGAGCCAATATAGGGTCTTAATTAAATCGAATACTCCAAGGATAATACAATTTTTTTGTCTACATCTGTATGTGAGGTTTGAAAATAAGGTATGTTTTTTTTAAAACACATAAATTTATTCTCTTTAGCCTCTGTTTTGTTTTCGTTTAGTATTTCTATTGAACTATTATTTGTATTCATAAACAAAAAACCTATAAAATTTTGATCAGATTCTTCGGTTAATTCTTCTGCATCATAATTTAATATTTCTTTTGTTTTTAAATAGCAATCAAGTTTTGCCCAAACTACATCAGCTGCTCCTATTTTTTTAAGTAAAGGTGAGAGTATTTTAGGCGCATGCAAACTGCTTATTTTTTTATTGTTTATATTTTTTACAAGAGGATGTGTTAATTTAAAACTATCTAAATCTTTACACATATACCAAGGAAATTTTTCTTCAGTTATATAATAATAGATTTTTACAAAATCTTTATTATAAAGAAAATTATTTTGAACTAACATCTTTTGGTTTTTCCCCTTTTACCTTATCATCTGGAGTTGTTTGTAAATTTTGTAATTCTTTGTTAAATAACAAATTCCACTCTGCAACAATTTTGACTAAAGTATTTCCAAAATGCCTTAGACTTACATCTGATAAATGTATTTTATTTTTTTCTTTAATAATTTTAATTTCGTTTTTATCAAAAATTATATCACATGATCCGTCTTCATATTGTTTAAATTTCATTATATACTTTCCCAGTTGATTCGTTTATCCATAACATACTCTCTATTTTTTCCAAATGCATCTACATAATGTAAAAAAACTTGAGCATTATAATCTCCTTTAAATTTTTCTCTCCAGTGCTCTATTTCACATCCTAAATAAATAGCTGCATCTCCAGGTTCTAAATTAAAAGGTTTATTATCCATAAAAATAGGCCACTTAGTTCCGTCATTTGATATGTTTACAGTTGCACTTATTTCACAAGAAGGTCTATCTTTGTGTTTTTTTAAATCTGCATTATAAGTGTACATTCTCCAAAAAGAATAAGTTGGTAATAATTTTTTACCAGTTACTTTTTCCATTTTACTTTTATACTTAAACATTAAAGACTCTGTTATGGGATCACCATAAAATTTTGTAGCTCCTATACCACTTTGATTAAAATCAAATTCAGAAAAATTAGATCTATGTTTAATTTCAGTATACACTTTTAATAAATTAATTTCTTGTTTACTTATAAAATTTTTTATTAATTTATAATTAAAATCTTTACCTATTGTGCCCATGATACCACCGAATATCTTATTCCTTTAGTTACTGGCAAAACAGTATGAGGGTACATAAAATTGCTTGGCCATATAACTAATCTATTTTTTTTCTTTTCTATCTTGTGTTGTACTCCACCATCTGCTGTAGAAATAACTAAGTCTCCGCCTTCATAGTTATCGTTAACAAAAAATATACTGCTCCATTGTCTATTACTTTTTGGACACTGGTCTATATGGTATTTGTAAAAAAAATTTTCTTTATATCTTAAAACCTGTATGTCAATTATTTTTGGTATTGGTTGTTCTATTATTGGATTTTTAAAATTTTCTACTACATACTGATAATATTTTTGTGTAAAACAAAAATTTAAAAGATTAAACCAATGCACCGTAGTTAAGCTTCTAGCTTGATTCATCAATGCCCAAACATCTGTTTTTCTTATTTTTTTATCAACATAAGGTTTCTCTTTAGGAGAACCAATTATTTTTGCATTTTCAAAATTATGGGTTTTACAAATTTCCAAAAAATTATTTAATATATCTTCGTTTAATACTAAATCAAAGATTTTTATATAATCTTGCAGTTTTGTATTTTTTATTTCCATGATTTTTTTTTCCAAAAATATTCTTTATAAGAGTGAAAAACTGATCTTACTGCAGAGAGTCTGGTTATCTCAGCATTTTTTTTAGGTATAATTTTCATTTTCCAAGAATCTCTTTTAAAAGGTATTACTTGAACATAAGGAGTTCCTTCTTTTATTATAGTATCCATTTTTTCATACTTATCTCCATTTAATATTATTGGAAAATTAATTTCTGTTTTAAAACTATCTGTATCGACAATACCTGAAATTATTGAAAACCTATCATCTGTATTATTTAAAGGAGGTAAAAATAAACAAGAATATCCCGGAGGGGTTTTAATAGTCCAAGGGTTTAATATCTTTTGAAAAGAATAACCTTTGTTTTTATGTGGAAAAGGACATTGATCAGATAGTTGTTCTGTTAAATGTGGCTCTGTTTTCCCAATATTCATTTTTAATTTTAAAGATGACTCAAAATCAACTGTAGTTAAACTTGTATATTTTTCAAGTTTATTATTCCTTAATGTTTCTTCATTAAAAGATAAATGATAATCAATTGGCATTTTTAAAAGGTATCCGGAAGTTAATGTATCTAAAAAAGGAACACAACCTTTTATAGTTTTAAAAGTCGGATGTGTTTTTAAATCCTTAAACCATTTAGGTATATTTACTTTTATAGGTTCAGGTTTTGCTTTAAAATTTTTTAAATACATTTCCGATGCGGAAAACAATATTTCTTTCTCAAACATTCCCGGTTTATATAATTTTTTAAGGTATTTGTAAAGGATGAAAATAAGTAATTGAATTGTCTTGACAATATTTTTCCCAACTTTGTGTCATTGGGTATGTTAAAGTAGAATGATCAAATCCTTCTAAATATGTTTTATAATTTGTTATAGCCGAAAACATTGAATTATCTGGGTTAGATTCTAAAAACTGATCCATTAATTTAATTACACTACTGTGATAAGCTTGTAGCATTTCTGCTTCAATTGGATCAATTTCTGCTTCTGGATCTGCATACCTATCGATATAAGTAATATTTGTGCCATCATAAGAAACATCTTTTCTACCAGTTCTTATTTCTAAAAATTCACTTTCAGTTATTTCAACACTAGTTGATGTGTCTGATAAATTTAAAGAATTTTTATCATTCTCATTAGCTGCAATTTTATATAAATTATTATTTTGAAAAATTAAATATGTCATAATTATTTTTAAGATTCATTATCAAAAAAAGTTAAAGCTCCCCGACCACCAGGTGGTCCTGTTCTATTAGGTGCAGGGTTAGTAACATTACTTCTAGGGCCCGGACCAGCTAAATTTTGTGTATTTCCATATAAAAAATCTCTATCAACAGTAAATGCTGCTCCTGGTGCACTACCGGAAGGACCAGGGTTTCCTTGAGCATTATTAGTAGCATTATTACCACCACTACCACCATTTACTGTAAATAAATTAGTTACATTTGTTGCACCACCAGCAGAAGCTTGACCACCACCTCCTCCTACTGCGTAGGACAGAGGAGTACCTCCTGTTACATCTCCTTTATAAAAACCATAAGCACCAGCACCACCACTACCAGCTAAACTTGGTCCGGTTGCAAGACCTGCGCCTCCGCCACCAGAAGCAGCATAAGCATAATATTTTGTAACATCTGCTGGGGGTGCATAAGTTCCTGAAGCGGGGCCTAATTTTACAATTTGTGGAACGAATCCTCCACCTCCAGATGATCCAGAAGCAGCTGCTATAACTCTTCCAGAACTATCTATTGTAACATCTGCTGTTGTAAAACTACCTTTTGCAGGTTTAATTATTTTTGGCATTTATCCTCCTAGTCTACCATTTCTACATAAGAAACATGAAAAGCTAAATCGTTAGCAGCTCCTGCTGTTACGGCGATTAAGTCTGTTTCGTCTAAGTAGATAGGTCTTGCAATTAAATCTAATGTTGAATCTGCAGGCACTGAAATTGTGCTTGCTATTTTATAATAAGTTGAACCATTGTCATTACTAATTTCTACTGTTGCATCAACAGCATTAGTTCCATCAATGTTTGCTAATAATATTGTATCAATTCTTACTGCAGTTTCTGCAGGGACATCAATCATAGTAGTTCTGTTAGTATCAGATAAACTACCCATAGCATTCTTTGGTGTGATTGTTGCTATATTAACTAAATTTGGTGTTGCCATTTTTTATTCTCCTTTGATATTAATACCCGAAAACCATGGAGAAGACAAGTCCTTTTCCATCCGTAGTTACAGTTTGTGTTGAGCTTGATGTTGCGTTAGTTACTTTTGTTCTACCTGTTCCGTCTGGAGCTATTGTTATATCCCCATTTGCGGCATCTGTAAGAGTAACTGTTCCAGCATTTGTTCCGCCATTAGTATTTAAAATTAAATCTGTTGCACCACCTGTTGTTACAGTTAATGTTCCAGCGCCATTTGAAGTTAAAACAGCTGCTGCGCCACTGTCTCCAACTTTTACTGTATCTGCTGCAAGTACAACATCACCAGTTCCATTTGGAACAATATCTATATCTGCATTAGAAGTAGATACTATATCATTTCCATTAACATCTAAATTACCACCAAGTTGAGGTGATGTATCAGCGGCAACACTTGCTATACCAGTTCCAATTGCTAGTGTATCTATATCAGGATTAGTTCCATCGTTTGCTGTAGCAAATACAATTTGATCGCCTTTATCTGTAGCTGAAAAAGTAAAAGTATCTCCTGATCCAGAAGCATATTTAAATTGTACAGTATAAGCTCCTGAAGTTGAATTTCTTAAAAAATAAAAAGTTTGAACATCTAAAGGTATTGTTACAATTTGATTTCCTGTAATTGAACCTGTGAATTCTATCATTCTGTGAGATAAAACTGCACCTGTTGATCCATCAGAAACTGAAAGAGCTGTAGTTTGTGCACCACCTTCAATTGATTGTGTAACAAATCCACCAGAAATTTGTTCGAAAATTTGTAAATTAGTATTTGTTTTTGTCCCCCATGTACCAGCGTTTTCACCAGTTG